ATCATGATCAGCGCGGCGGCCTCCACGCCAGGCGTGGTTTAGGACGCCCGGCATTGCGCCTTCCGGTCGGCGGGCAATGCCCTTGCGCACCATCATGCGCCGAACGTGTTCCGAGTTTGGCTCTCCAATGGCATCTGCGATCATGCGGCAGCTCCAGCCAAGCCCAGCAAGGCGGCGAATCTCGTCTACCTTGCCATCTAGGCGATTGGACTTCTTGCGGCGGTAGCGAGCATCGGGCTTCTTGCCTGATATGTTCATGCCAAGACGGCGCCGGATGCGAAACAACACAGAGGGCCCTATGTCAAGGTGCTCGCATACCCTGGCCCATGTGTGGAAGCGTGCGTGCAAGTCTCTCAAGTACTCAGCGGTCAGATGGGACCAGTCAGTGTGATCGTGGCCGCGTACAGGGATGCCCAGGCGGCGACGGTGGCCTATCAAGACGTCTTGGCCAATGTCAAGATGTTTTGCCACAGCCGACCATGTGCCCAGTTCGCTGTAGAGATTCTCGATCTTTTTCTTGGTCAGGTGCGACCAGTTCCTACGGGCCTCGGTCATATAACTCCTCCTATGGTGTTGATGTTTGCTTGTATTGTAGCACAAAAGTTCTGTGGAGCAAAGTCACACGAATCGAGCCTGCGGGCGAGGGCGACTTCTACGACCTACACGTACCGATTTGGAACAACTACGTGGCCGAGGGGATGATCCACCACAATAGTGGCAAAACTTGTGGCGTAGCCATCAGCGCGGCAACGTGGTCCGCGATGACCGAGGGCTTCCAGTTCATGGACGTCGCGCCCACGAGCTGGCAGGCCACGCTGATGTACGACGCCATCCTCCGCTTTGCCGAAGCGGGGAGCTATGGCGAAAAGTTCATTACCAGGATAGCGCGCAAGCCGTACCCGATCATCCAGCTCTACAACGGGTCGGAGATGCGCTTCATGACGGCGCAAGACGACATCAGCCGCCTGCGTGGATGGGAAGGCGACTGGATGAACGGTGACGAGTTCGGGTTTGTCAAGACGCTGAGGCAGACCCTCGCCATCATGCGCACTCGTCTACGCGGCAAGACCCCACGCGGCCGCCCGCGCCTTGGGCGGCTATCTGTGGCCACGACGGCGACCGACAACCCAGATCTGTGGGAACGTTTCGACCGGGGAATGGACGAGGGCCAGGAGAACTACCTGTCGTTCACCGTCCGGACGGCAGACAACCCGCACCTGAGCCTGCGTGACATCCAGTTGATGGAGGAGGACATCCCCGAGGAGATTCGCGCCGTTGAGATGGAAGGCCAGCGCCCCACGGGGCGCGGACTGTACTTTCCTCTGCACGTCGTCCAGTCGTGTGAGGACTGGACGATCAACGACCTGGTGTATGATGCGGTAGAGGCAAGCGTGCCGGGCGCGGTATACGAGGAAAGCAGCCGTGTCGGGGTGACCCGGATCGCCCGGCCATACCTGCCGATGCACGAGTACCTGATCGTCGGAGACCCTGGGACCGGCAACCTACCCAGGCGCAACGCCGGCGTGATCCTGGTCTTCGACATCACCGGCTTTCCGTTCGACTCGGGCAGCAAGGCCGACCTGGTTGCATTTGCGTGGGTGAGTGGCAACGGACGATACAAAAACTTCGAGGTCCAGTACAAGACCTGGTGGGAGTACTATCGGTGTGGGCTGTGCGCGGCGCTGGAGAGTACCGGGCCTCAAAAATCCTATGCCGAGTATGCATTTACCATCGGGCTACGCGGGCAGCAGATGCTCGTCGAGGAAACGGATATGAGCGGCAACAAGAAAATGGAAGCGTTGCAAGCGGCAATCCAGATCATGCAGCGTGGCCTGTTCAAAATCCCCTTCATTCGGGGGATGAGGACGCAGCTCACTGCCTACGAGCTACCAGACGATAAGCTTGCCCAGGACATCGTGAGCGCCCTGATGGTCGCAGCAGCCTGGCTGCGTCGGTGGCGCATCTGGAACATGGTGGATGGCGAGCCAGAGCAGGCAGAAAACGCAGATGTGCTGGAAGCCGAGACCGAGTATTCAAGGTCGCGCCTGGATGCGCGGCCACAGAGGTAGTACCTATGGCCGATACCTGGAAATCCTGGCATCCAACTGCATACGCGGACGTGGCGCCGAACCCGCCTGACCAGTACCACAACGCGGCATGGCATGCTCAGTCGCTGGTCTACCAAGAGATGTGGGAGTACTTCGACCGTGAGATTTTTGACGAGACGCTGAGCAACCGACAGGACGATCTCAAGTACCCGCTTGGGATCAACCTGTTCGAGACGGCGTGTGCCAACCACCGAGCCACCCTGTTCGGCGAGTTCGCAGACGACGTGCTGCCGTTTCGTGTGCGCAGCCGGAACGTGGACGCGGGCATCGTGGAGACAGCGATAGATCGCATCTGGCGCGATAGCTCGCGCAACTCGATTCTGCTGGAGAACGGCCTACTGTGCAGCATCCTGGGCGGCGCAGTCAAGAGAGTGATGCCCGATGACCAGGGCCTACACCTCGTCAGCGAGCGGTGGACACCGGAGGTGATCGAGGTCACGGTAGGCGGAGAGCCCGCCTACTGGGACCGAGGACATTCGTTCCCGATGTCAGGGCGCAATCCCTACATCGACCCGCTGAGCCAGCAAGGTGTCATCCCCATCGAGTACTTCCCAAGGGATCGCGCTGGCAGCTTCTACGGCATCCCCCTGGGCAAGAACGCGCTGCGGATGCAAGACTACTACAACGAGAAGGCGGCTGACTTGGGGGACGCTGTGCTGGAAGCTACACACCAGTACAAGTTCTTGCGAAACCGGCCGGGCGGCACCAAGGGCCTGGAGCGGCTGACCCGTACCGGGCTGAACAACCTCGGCATGGGCACGCCGGGCAAGGACGCGCCGGAGGTCTTCGCCATCAAGGGCGGCGACATCCCGGCAGGCACGGTCGAATGGCTCAACAATGTCCTGATGCTGGCCAGGGCAGCGATGCACACGCCGCCCGTGAGCTATGGCGTGGACGAGGGCAGCCAGCGCAGCGCCTTGACCCTGGCCTTCCGGATGTGGCCCCTATCCAGCGCCGTTCGCGCTACTCGTGGCTACTGGATCGACAACTTCCGGGCACTCCATCGCAAGATGATCATCGTCGCAGCAACCAAGGGGGGCTACAACCTCACGTCCCGGCATGCAGAGTACGACGTTTTGCCCGTGTGGGCGCCGATGTTGCCCAGGGACCGTGAGGGCGAGGTCAACGAGGTCGTGGTCCGCAAGGCCAACGGGCTCATTAGCGTCTACCACGCGCTTGAGCTGCTCGAAGATCGCGAGACCGAGTGGATCGACGAGGAGCAGGCGCGCATCGACGCAGACGCAAAGAAGGAGGCGGACACCCAGGTACGTATTGTCAAGGCCAACCAGACGCAGCAGCAGTCCGGGCAGGGCAAACCCAAGCCCAAGCCGCAGTCAAATAGTACGGCTGCGTCTTAGCGATAGATGAGGAGAACAGACAATGAGTGAGACTACACAAGCCCCTGATCAGCAGCCAGCGACCGGCACGCAGCCTACCGGTGCAGTCCAACCGCAGCCGCAGACTTCCGCCGCCCCTAGCCCTGGCCAGCAGGCAAACCCGCCCCAATCCGACCCGGCGACGGATTGGGAGAAACGCTACAAGGGCCTGCAAAGCCTGCACCAGCAGACGCTACAGCAAGCTCAGCAGGCACAGGCGTCCCTCACTGAGCTACAGCAACGCGCCGGGACCCTAGAGCAGCAGCTCGGCACCACGATGGAGGAACGCCAGACCCTTGCTACCAGCCAGGAGCAGCTTAACGCGCAGCTCGTCGCAGCGCAGCAAGAGAACCAATTCTGGACCCTGGTGACGAGCGAGTTTCCTGCCTTGGCGCAGGTCGCTCCCTACATCCAGCGCGCTCCCGACGCCGAACAGCAGCGTGAAATCCTGACCAAGCTCGCGCAGACGATGGGTGCCCAAGCGACACAGCAGGCCCACCAGCAGATCGCGCAGAACTTTGCCGGCGCGACCCCTGGCGCGACCCCTGTGGCCGGGGGCAACCCCATGACACCGAGCTACGAGGATGTCATGGCGCACGTGATGGACAGCGAACTGCAACGGAGCAACCCCACCGAGTACGCAAAATGGTGGGCGATCTATGAGGAGCATCCACAGATGAATTATCAGTCTCTCGGACTGGGAGAGTTCCACGACCCCTTCCAGACGCACTACCAGAGCATGCAGCGAGCCCAAGGCCAAACGCCTGCGCCGCTTAACGCGAGAACGCAGGTGCAGGCCGTGGAGCGCGACACTGGGGCCAGCCCCGGCATGCCCGGCGCCTGGGGGTCGCCCATCCCCCCCGGAGGCAACAAGTAACTAGGAGGACGACATGGCATATGCAATGACCGGGTTCGATACCTACTACGGCCCGGAGCCGTGGAGTGGTATCGACCGCAAGACTATCCCGTATTATGTTCCCGAGCTGGCGAGCACGTTCCGGCGACACAACGTCTACGCACAGTTCGCGACGTTCGCCGTGAGCATGCTCCAGAACAACGCAGAACAGATGTACTTCACGGAGATTTTCGACCTGGACTACGACAAGAGCACGATTGACCCCCGTGCACTCTGGCTGAGCACGCAATACTTTGACTCTCGCCAGATCGTGATCAACTGTGCCAGCTACGGCGGCAAGGTGTCGTTGCACAAGCACGACCCGAGGGTTTCGTACTGGCGACAGAGCAAGGGCGACATCCGCCAGATCGCCCGTGGCGCGTTGGGTCTGAGCATGACGCAGCAGATCGATGAGCTGACCCGTGATGCGTTCCTGGGCGGGCCGTTCTGGATGATCAGTGGCCACTCCAGCGACATCAGCACGGCCAGCGGCTACCCCAACTTTGGAGCGATCGGCAGCACTGACCTGTACGACCCGGACGACGCCGCCAAAATCTGGCTGATCATGGACGACATGCAGGTTCCCGGCGCCAACGATCCGCAAGGTTTGGGCGGCCAGGTGATCTTTGCCATCACCACGCATAACGTGTGGTACGACATGATCAAGCCGGGCGCAGACAACACCTTCAAGGACAACCTCGTGACGTTGCAGAGTCCACTCATCATGAACTACGAGATGGGCCAGTACCTCAACACCAGGTACATCAAGACGCCCTTGGGCGTGCTGTGGAACTGTGGCAACATCACGGCGCAGACCACGCTCACCGCTGACGTTCCTGTCGGCTCGGGGGCGGCAACCACCGTGAATAACCACTACACCGTTGGCCAGGCGACGCTGAGGACATCCGAGGAGAACGGGGATGCTGGCCAGCGATACATCAGCGTGGCTGACGCGAGCGACATCGCTGCCGGCGACATCATCACGCTCCACAAGACGCGGACCAATCGGTTCGGAGTGACTGGCGGCGTGGACTACGAGGAGGGCACTCTGACCAACCGGCGAGTGGTCTCGGTTGACGGCACCAACATCGCGCTGGCCAAGCCGATCTTGAAGTGCGAGTACGTCCAGGGCGACTATGTGACCAAGGCCCTGCACGTCAACGCGACCATCTTTGTCGGCGGACCTCGCGCTGTGGTGTGGGCTGTGACCCAGGCACCCGCCCTGTACACGCCCCCGACCGTGGATGACCGCATGGCCCAGTGGCGTGCGACTTGGGACATGACCAGCAAGTGCCAGACCTTCAAACCCGAGTATGCCTACGTGATCTACTCGGCGGCCTCCTCGGCGGAGGGTCTGATCTCGACCAACTAGGAGTAGCCTATGCTGACCTGGCAGATCGTTCTCGACCGGACAAGGCGCTTTCTCTCTGACCAGGTGCGCGAAGGACGCGCGCCACGCACCACCGATCAGGAACTGTGCGACGCCTGGACGGATGCCCAGGACGACCTGGTGCTATACGTGGCGCGCCCGGCTACCTTTACTGTAGCTGCGGCGCTGGAGCGTGCCCCGCTGCCCGACGACTTGTATCGCATCGACGTCGTCAAGAACGCGGATGGCTGGACGATGCTCGGACTCGACGCGCACGAGGTGACCGATGCCGATTTGTGGGAAGGCATGTACTGGTACATGACCCACAACACGCTCGAGTTTACCGACGCGCTCGATTACGAGGCAACCGTCTTCTACCGGGCCTACTACCCGGCACCGACCGTTGACGATCTCGCCAAGCCGATCTTTGTGCCGAGGTGGGCCATCCAGCCGTGCGTCTACTACGTTGCGGCGCAGTGCGTCGAAAAACAAATCGTGTCGGACCCGCAGCTTCGGCAGTACGCCAGCAAGATGCAGGACGCGGGCAGCCCGCGAGACAACCCGTTCCTGCAAGTGGCCGAGTACCTGCTCAAGCGATACCGCGAGCAGGTCACTGCCAGGGCGCAGGACCTACAGGAGCGAAACACGTGGCCTTCATCATATCGCTGATCGCCGATGCGATTCGCGAGGACCTGACCGAGGCTTTCGACACCGAGGGCCTGGCCAAGAGTGAGCTGATCCGCCTGGGCCGTTTGATGGACGATCCCGAGGGGTACGAGAACCCCATCTGTGTCCACGAGAACTCCTGACCCGCGAGGGCCTGGAGCGCGACGAGGCCAAAGCCGTCATAGATACGGTGCATGGCCGGGCGCTCCACGCGCTGCGCAACAGCCAGCGCATACCGGGTCTTGAGGACGAGTACGGCGAGCATGTTTGGATGTCTCGCTGCGGCGTGGCCAAAAGCCGCATGGTCCTCAGCGGCGGGCCACCGACCAACTGGATAGGGAGGGGTAAACTGTGGTTTCAGGTATTCACACAGCTACAGTGAGGCCCAGGGTACTGGCCCTCATGCCGGAGGCCAAGGACATCGGCGGGGTGCAGTTCACCAGGGTCACCGGGCCTTTCAACTACCTGCGCGAGCAGGGCTACCCGGTAGACTGGATGCCCTATACCCACGCCCGCTTGAGTGCGGCGGCGGGCCGCAGCGACATCACGGCTTACGACATCTATGTGACACAACGCGCCGGCGACGTGGACGGGCGCATGACCCTGTTCTGCGAGTACTTGCGCCAGGCTGGCAAGATCGTGGTGTGGGAGACTGACGACGACTACACCAACGAGTACCGGCAGGTGCTCAAGGCCGACGCTATCAGCGTGGCCCAGGCCAGTACGGCGCTCACGGTCTCGACGCCCCACCTGCGCGAGCAGATGGAGAAACACGTGGACAGGCCGGTGTACCTGCTCCAGAACTGTATCGACCTGCGCTTTTGGGACTCGGTGCAGTACAAGCGTATCGTGCCCTCGCCATCCATCGGGCTGATCGGGACTCCGACGCACTATGACGACTGGCAGATCGTCGCGCCGGTCCTCGAACGCATTGCGGAGGAGTACCCGGCTGTGCACTTTGTCGTTGGCGGGTTTCTGCCCGACTACCTTCAAGACCTGCCCAGGCTGCACTACCTGGAGCCGTGCCCGTACAGGGCATACCCCGCGATGGTCCACCAGGTGGACATCGGACTTGCGCCCCTGATCGCCGGCGACAAGTTCAACTGGTCCAAAAGCGCGATCAAGGCGATGGAGTACTGGTGCAGCGGCGCGGCTGTCGTCGCATCCAATGCCCCACCTTATCAACGGGTCGTCAACGGCGACACCGGCTTCCTGGCCGACAACGACGACCGTGACGACTGGTACAGATGCATCAAGGCACTCTTGGACTGCCCCAACCTGCGCACGGCGATGGCAGCCGATGGGCGCAAGTGGGTCGCGAGGAACCGCAGCATGAAGAACAACGCGATCCTCTGGTGGGCAGTCTACGAGGAGCTTTTCAAGAAGTACGGAGGCAACCATGAGCGTATCATCTCTCAACGGCCAGTGGGCCATCGGCCCACAAACGGCGAAGGGGGCAGTGGCGACCACCTTCTACCGATACCGCGCACTCGCCGCCCGAGGGGGCGCAGTCACCCTCACCGAGCCCATGCCGCCCGAGGTAAGCGGCGTCCCAATCGTTGACGGCGCGCACAAGCTGGGCGCGTACTTTGCCTCGACTGTGGACATGCACCCACGCCTCGAAGACGTGTTCGGCTGGCTGCTGTTCGCGTTGTGTGGCGACGTTTCCACCGTCTCGGACGCGCCCGAGGCGGGCATGTACACCCACTACTTCCGCATGTCCAGCGCTGACTATCTTGCCTTGAAGTGGGTGACTGCGCGCCGCACGATCCCCGCGCCTGAGGGTGGGGCGGCCAGTGGCTCGCAGTCTCTCGATACCAGGGTGGCCAGCATGATGCTCAACTTCCCGGCAGCGGCCCGCGTCTCGGCGCGTCTCGGCCTGTTGGGCAGAGAGCCGTCGTTTTCAGATGACGTGAGCGGCTGGTCCTACGCGGCTGAGGCTGAGGATTCGACGAGCGTCCCGATCACATCCAGCACAGCGGCCTATTTCAAGCTGCCGACCTTCCAGGCGAACAACTTGCCGTCGCCCCTGGTGCGCGTGACCATCGGCAACACGGTGAGCCAGCCGCAGCAAGAATTCATCATCGGCTCGCCCTTCCCGGACGACATCATCGGGCTGTACCGAAACGTCGGCCTGGAGGTCGCGTACAAGTGGGAGGACGAGGATCTGTACTTGGAGCTCGTCGCCGCTGGCGGCACAGGCGCAAGCATCCCCTGGTCCTCGGTCATCTACGAGACGGACTTTCGCGTGAAAGCCGTTTCGGCAGCCGACGTGAGCGGCATGTCCAACCCCTACAGCATCGAGATCTATGCGCCCAAGGTCTTCATGTGGCCCAGCGCGCCACCTGAGATCGCGGGCGTGAACCTGATCCAGTTGCCCCTGGCCGGCGTCGTGGCACGGCCCTCCAGCGGTGACCCGTTCCAGATCATCGTCGTCAACGAGGTGGCCGGCTACACCTGGCCGACCTAGCGATGAACCAACTATGTTAGGTCCCTACTCCCAATGGGAGTAGGGATCGTCTAGGAGGAATCTTTCAGATGGCGTTCAAACTGACACACCCGGTTACCCAGGCATTTGTCCTGGACGAGCTGGACCCAAGCGGCGAGGCCAAGGTCACGTTCAGACAGGCCACCGCACGGGAGAACCAAATCCGTGACACGCTAGTTTTCAGCCAGCAGCAACGAGTGATTACCGCCACTGGCGTGTCAACGTCCAACGCCCTGCCCTGGTCGGTTCGACAAGAGATCGAATGTCGGCTGACCCTGGTCGGCGCTGAGGGCATCCTGCGCCCCGATGGCTCGCCGCTGTTTAGCTTCAAAGGCGGCAAGCTCGACATGGACGATCAGGAGTTCCACGATGCGTGGTCTCTGATCCACCCGCAGCGCGTGGTTGACATTCTGCACGGCCACTGTCTGGATGTCAATGCGGATTGGGACTGGCGGCCACGGGAGGCGGCAGACGAGGACCCTCCTCCAGTAGAGGAGAGCGGGACCGGCTAGACCTGTACAACCGCGTGCTGGCCTACCTGGCCCACAAGCCCGATCCGCTGATCGACCAGGACCCGCCCGAGCAGCCGGGCGAGCTGATCCTCTACGATGACCTACGCGAGTGGCATGCTCTTCCGTGCGAGGGGGGCTACCTGGACCAGCCGTGGACGCTGATGCAGGATCTGAGAATGGTCCGGACGGCACTGCGGCACCGGCAGAGTACGGTCGCTCTCCGAGCAGAAACACGCGGCGAGTATGACGATCTCGCCAAGCAAGCGAGTGCAATGGCAGGCGTGCAATGACGATCCGATTCGACCAAACTGACCCGCTACAGCGCAACCAGGAAGACTTCCTGGAGAACATCCGGCAGACGTTCGAGCCGCTAGGTGGCCAGATCACCGGCACCTACGAGGGCGGCAGAACAGCACGCCTGTCGTTTGGCGAGACCGGCATGCTGGACGTAACCGCTGGCCCTGGCGGCAACCCCATCGTCGGACGCGGCGGGGGCATGCTGGTCTTCCCGCGCATGACGCCCCGATACGGCGAGCACGGCCCCCTAGCCAGTCCTACCGTGACCCCTGCCTGGAACGTCCTCGGTGGCATCGTGAACGAGGCGCTCAAGAACGCAACCGGCGATGCAGACCCTGCGCAGACTTTCGGCAACACCATCAACTTTCGCCTGGGCACTCGCGATCTGCGCGAAGGCCAGGGCATCGGCGCGCAGTATCTCCCCTACGGCTACGAGCAGTCTTTGCCCCAGGCTGCTCTACGCCGCTTTGCCTCGACGACATACGCGGAGCAGGTGCCCATGGCCGCTATGCGCGAGGTCTTCCCCGGCTACGTGGCCCAGGGCGCAGCACACGCCGGCCTGATGCCAATCACCCCGTTCGAGTCGCTCCAACAGGCCGCTATCGGCGGCGCTGGCCTGGGCGGGGGTAAAGCCAAGCAGACCGGCATCCGGCCCTACGAGGGTGTCAGTCTCGGCGGCGCTCCCTGGCAGACGATGACCACGGCTACAGGGCTGTCGCACCAGGCGCAGATGCACGACATCGTCATGCCGCTGGGCGGCAGTATCGGCCCAGCGGAGGGGCAAGTAGGGATCGCGGCGGGCTTGCCCTCGGAGCGACGGCGCCCGGTCGTGAAGCCGCTGACCGGGTGGACGACCGAGCAGCTTGGCCAGGTCGCAGGCATCCGGCAGGGTGCGGCCAGTACCTACGGCAGCGAGCTGGACGTCCTGGCCGACGCCGAGGGCACGTCGCTCTACGCCTGGCGCTCTCCTCACTACTCCTTTGCGCAGATTGCGAGCGGGCACATCAGCCTGCCCGAATCCTACGGTCAGACGACCTGGTGGGGCAGCCTGAGCGAGCAGCAGCGGGGCATCTTCCAGTTGACTGGCGGCGCTGTAGCAGGCGGCAAGGCAGTCCCGGCGCTGCACATGGATGTCATCGAGCGACGCGCGGCGGGGGGTGCTACGTCGCTCAAGGGCATGGGGCAAAAGGCGTTTGGGTACGAGGTGGACATCGGCCGCGAGGTTAGCGGCCTGCCCCAAGGCTTCACGCCGAATCTGCTCTTTGAGGAAGGTCCCAAGGAATGGTTCACCCGTGCCACGGCGATAGGCGCGGGCCTGGGTATCCTACAGCCCGGCCAATCCCTGATGGAAGGGGGCAAGCTCAACCGAGGGCTGGCCACACAGGTCGCCCAGGGGATCGCGGAGCACACCAAGCTACTCAGCCGTACCTACGAGGTCACGCCCGGCCTGGCCGAGCCCTACCTGTCGGGGCGTATCCCTGGTGTCACTGGCACGCGGTGGCAGGAGAGCGGCAACCTCCAAGTCACCCGCCAGTTTCAGGCATACGTGGGACCCTCTGCCGAATGGACACGCGCCGAGTACCCGATGGCACAGAGCAAGCTCAACCCCGAGGAAATGGGCCACATCCGATCCACCAATCCAGCACTGGCGGCCAGGGTCGAAGCCACCGGCTACCTCCCCGAGGCGCATACGGGTGTCTCCCAAGCCTACTGGGCCAGCTACGGCATGATCGACCGGCCCCAGGGCACAGTCGAGTACGGGGACGTGCGCGATGTCGTCCAGGGGCTGGCGGGCACGACCCAGGGCATCCGGGGCGGCCTGGCGCAGCTATTAGCCGAATCTGACTTTGCCAAAGCCCCCATAGCAATGCCGGGAGGCATGGTACTCCCCTCGGCGCGCAACATCACGCAGATGTCCGCGTCCAACGTCGCTGGGGAGGAGGTGTCGAAGCTCGTCACCGGCTGGGAGCGGGCGCTGATGACCAACGATCCCGCCTACCTCCAGACCGTGGCCGGGATGATGAGTGGCAAGGGGTGGGTCAAGGAACTACAGTCGATCGGCGTCCCTGGCGTGGCAGGGCCAGGGGTGGGGCGTGGCAATGTGCCCGTAGGCGAAGTGCAGATCGGGGAGGCGCAACTCCACAAGCTGGCCAGGGAGGTCTACGGTCACAACCCGTCCGAGGCCGAGATGGCCGAGATGCGCCAGACCATCCAGAGCCAGGACGTAATCGGCAAGATGACCCGGTTCCCCCAAAGCGACGTGTACAACCAGAACGAGTTGTACATGCGGCTGCGGATGGGTGGGGGCGAGAACGAGATCGCCACCAACCCACTGATCGCGGCGATGATGCGCGGCGACTACGACGCCGACATCTATCGCTGGTTTACCACGTCGATGCAAGCCGGACCCGGGGGATTGCAGGTCTCCAACGAAGGCATGGGTCCTGTGGCCACGGAGCAGAGCGTCCTCACCAGCCTGATCGGGATGATGGAGACGGCGTCCCCCCAGGCAGTCGCGCAGGCCCGTGAGGAAGTAGCCGGTCTGAACCTGGAAGGGCCAGAGGAGACACGCCTGGGCGCTGTGCTCAACCGCGCCAACTACTTTGCCAACGAGCTGCGCAAGCACGTCGGTAAGGAGGCGGGCACCATCACCGGCGAGCATGATGTTGCCGGTTTCGTGATGGGCCAACTCTCCAAGGCCCCGACCTACGAGGCGGCTGCGGCCAAGCAAGAGGCGCTGTACGAGGCCAAGGGGCTGATGGGACGCACGTACAACGCCCTGCGGCGCTCCACTGCTGAACGGGCGCGCAGCCTCTACGGCGGGGAGTCCCCACTGACCCGTGAGGTGTTCGCGGCTGCTGCGGGCGGCTATCAGCCCGCCCTGGATGTAGGGACCTACTCGCCCAACCTGCCGCTTGGCAGCCAATCGGGCGACGTGGACCCGGCGATCAGCTTCGGCACTGCCCGGCTGATGGAGGCGTTCGGTACGCAGTCGTTTCTCCACGGCGGCGGCTTTATGGCCAACATCACGGGCACGTACAAGTACGGCAAACAACGGACGTGGGAAAAGGATCGATCCACGGGCGATCTGCGCCGGCAGGAGAAGATGGGCTACAGCGCCCCGTGGATCAGGATGCAAGGCGAGGGGGTCGGTACTCCCTTGGCAATGATGCGCAACGTCCTCGGCCAGGCGGCTGTGTTCGGCGGCGAGTACACCCCCTCTCAGATGGCCGCGATGCTCACGACCGGGGACCCCGAGCAGATGGAAGCCGTGGGCCAGGCAGTGGGCGCAGCGCGTGAGTGGGCGGGTGGGCAGGATGTGCCGGCAGAGCAAGCTCTCGGCACCAAGGAGGGCATGCGGCACCTTGGCGCGATCTGGCGCGCCGCAGGGGCCAGTGAGCTGGCGGCAGACGATCCGCGCATGTTCGCCAACCTGCTGCAACGCCGGCATGACATCAAAGGTGGATGGGGCGGCACGGGGACAGCGATTCACGAGGGATTCGAGGCTGGGCTGAAAGAGCGGCTTGGCGACAAGATGATTTCTGAGGATCAGCTTGCCACACGCGGCACGCTCCGCAGCCTGTTCGGCATGCAGGAAGACATCGGGTTCAGCGGTCGCCCCGACATCCTCACTCAGGCCGAGGGCGGCGGCTACAACCTCTATGATGTCAAGTCCTACGGTGGCCCATACGACCCCAAGCAGCTACAGGTCTACGCGGCTGCCCTGGGCCAGCAAGGCTACGACATCCGCAGCGCGAGCTACGTCCACGTCCCCCGGCCGGGGGAGGGCGTAGACCCCGCTACCTATGCACGCGAGCAGGCTGGCACGTTCTTGGCCGGGGGACTAGAGCGATCCGAGGTTCCTCTTGCAGGCACGCAAGAGGAGCGGCTTGCTGTGGCCCGTGGCCACCTCTCGGAGACCGTGGCGAGCCGGCGCGAACTCGAGCCACTCCTGGAGCGAATCGCAGCGCCAGAGGCACAGCGCCTTGCCGGGCTTGGCTATGGCGAGTCTGGACATGTCGCCGGCGACCTGCTGTCTATCGCCCGGCGACGGGCTACGGCCGGCGTACAAGGGACCGACATCGCATCTCCCTCCTCGCGTGCCCAGGCCACCACCGAGCTTTCACCGCTAGAGCGTATGTCTCAGCAGTATGGAATCGACCTTAGCGCCCTGGGTGTCAAAGAGGCCCGTGTGCTCGGCCAGGGAGAGTACGCCAAGGAAACCGCCCCCTGGGGCGCGCAGTATGCCACCACCGGAGGCTATACCATTGGACAAGGAATCACCGTGAGACAGGCGACGGAAGACGAGGCCAAGAAGTACGGCATCGACGTTGCTACATTGACCCGCAGGCGGCTGGCCCACGAGTCCGGCCATGCACTAGCAGGGTCCGACCCCGAACTGATGAAGCGCGCTATGCACGAACTGGACATGGACCTGGCCCAAGGCATACTGAGCGAGGATAAGCTCCGCGCCATGTACGGCGAGCAGTGGCGTGAGAAGGGCGCGAGCGAACGCATCGCGATGGGCATCGGCCAATCGTTTGGTGCGCTTGGCACCTACGGGGAAAATGTGGGCAGCCTCGATGTCACCCTCAACCGGCTTGGTTCACAAGCCCAAGGCGGTGGGCCTGTGGGCGCTGGCACAGGCGGCGTCGGGGGCGGCCCAGTCGGTCCTCCTGATGCTTTTCTGTCATCCCCTCCATCCGGTGGGAGAGGTGGCCAGGGCCGAGGCGGCGGCTTTGACTTGAGCAAGATGAGCCAGCAGGAGGCGGCATCATTCTTTGGGCAGATGACCCGCACCCTGATGGGGTGGGATCAGCCCAAGGACCCGCTCAAGACCATCGGCGGTAAGCGCCTGGCGTTCGAGATCGCCGGGGGCAACCTGGAGGCTCTGACCGGGCCAACGGCTGAGGGACTGGTGAGGGGCGGGCAGTACGAGGAGTACTTTGCCCTCCAGGAATTCCAGGGCTACATGATGAAGGGCGGTGTCCCCAAGGGCTCAAGCAAGGGCGTTGTCAAGCAACTGCACCAGATGGCCGGCGATCCCCGTGCGCTCCAATCCCTGGGGGGGCTACAGGAGTTCGGCGCGGGCTTGACCGAGGAGGAAGCTGGCCAGGCAATGGAGCGGGTGCGCGGGGGCATGGTCCCCAAGATGACCATGCAGAATCTGGAGGAGTTCGGCCAGGTCCTTTCCACAGCAGCCAAGCGCGTCGAGGAGCACGGCGAGCAGATCGTCTCCGCGACGCAGCACTACGAAAAGCTGAACAAGGAACAGCAGCGCGCCTACAAGGACGTGATGGGCGACGTCGGTACGCTGTCCAAGATGGAGCAGCAGCTCACGGCGCTAGGCCCTGCCGGGCAAGGGCTGCTACAGCAGTATGCCGGAGGCTTCCAGGCAGCCGGCCAGGTACAGCAGGCCATCGGCGCCCAGGCGCAGGCCGGTATCCAAGGCTCCTATCAGCAGCTCTTCGGTGGCAATCTGGCGGGCCGCGTGGCCAGGGGCGCAGTCGGGGCAGTGGGCGACATCGGCAAGCAGCTCACAAGCGGGTGGGGCATGATGTGGCTCAACCGCGTGTGGGGGATGACCGGGGGAGCGGCCATAGGGGCAGAGCAGGCCGCGATGTCGCAGGAGATGTCCGTCCAGCAGGCGCTCGGGTCCTGGTCGGGCGGCGTGGAGATGGGACCCCTCGGGCAAGGGCTGATGGGCATCCAGGCCCGCAAGCAAGCGGCACAGGCTGCTATGGGGCGCGGCGCATACATGGGCTATGGACCGATTCAGGAGCAAATGGCCGGACGCACCGGTGAGATGGCCGGGCTGGCAGGCCCGGCTGTAGGCGCTGGCATGATCGCGGGGCACTTCCTGGGCGGACCTGTCGGATGGGCTACGGGACTGGCAACTGCCGGCATCGGCTTGCAGAACTGGGCGGGATCGATTGCGGGGGACGAGCTTGAGCTGCAATACCGCGCTGGCGGCGGGGCAGGCGACAAGTTCTCCGCACTGATGGCCGGGTTCAGTGGGGGAAAACTGCCGGGCATGAAGGAAGGATTGAGCTACAACCCACTGACTCACCCGATCAGTGGCCTGGTCAACCTGATGGGTTGGAGCGGCGGCGATATGGTCAGCGCCGGCGTGCGTGGTGGTGGATGGCTTGCTCAGCAGGGCCAGGGGGCGGGGGACATCCGGGCGGGCAACTTGGGCGCGCTCGCGGGGGACTCCAGGGCCCAGGCGCTTGCGCTCCGGCACTGGGCAGAGCAGTCGGACAGCTTCCTTGGCGTCGAGCAACTGGTGGGCCAGGCAGGCCAGTGGCAGCAGTACGCCGGGGGCATTACGCAGACGAGCCAGCTCCCGACCAAGCTGTTCGAGCAGCTTGCCATACGTGGCATGTCTACCGAACAGGTCGGCGGCCTGGCTATGCAGCTCGGCGGCTTGCCCTCGCAGACACCGCAGCTCGCGCAGGCTCTCGTCAACGCTCCGCAGGGCGCGCAGATGGCGCTTGGCCAGTACGCAGGGGCAGGACAGCTCGGCCTTGCCAACGTGGATTGGTTCGCGCAGAACCTCGGCCAGATGCAGCAGATGACCGGCTGGCAGTCCAACCGCTTCCAGCAGATGATGGGCGGGGACCGTGGCCTGTGGTCGCGCTATGCGGCTGGCCAGGACC